CAAATAAATCCACCGACACAATTCCCTTCACAACATGCACCTGTTGCAACACACAAATCATCAGAACAACTTGTTGCTTGTGAATTCCATACACCACCTGCGTCCTTGCAATCACTCTCTGATGGGTATTGCATTGTACAAGTTCCATTAATACAACACGCACGACATGATGTGCAATTACAAGTAATATCCGCACATTTCGTTTGGTCACCTTGCCAAACACCATCACAATTAATTTCTATATCCGTATCAATACAACTACTATCTGTTTTACAGCATGCACCCGTCCAAGGTTCGCAGTTATTGATTTCACCACACGATTTACCTTCAAACCAATTTCCACCACAATTATGTTTCTGTGTACTCTCACAACCACCAGTGACGAAACAACATGCACCGTATGGAGAACAATATGGTTCATCCGTACATGCTGTTCCTGCTCCCATAAATGTACCAGTACAATTTACAGGAAGTATTCCATCGGTACATAATGTTCCGTTACAACACGCACCGCATAAATTGCATAGACAAGAAACTTCACCACAAGTCGTATTATCTCCGAGATATTGATAGGAATTTCCTAATGTAGTACAGACAGACTGCAATTCTTCAGTACAATTACCAGTATCTTGATTACAACAAGCACCAGTTATAATTTCACATGAGTTTGCACAAGTTTCACCTTCTGTCCAATTCCCCCATTTAGCACCACATTGAGATTCTGTTTGTCCGTCTAAACAATCTTTTCCTTCATTATAGCAACATCTTCCTGTAGGACTACATTCTATACCTGTACAAGTTTGTCCATCTTGAACTACACCACCTGCATCCAAACATTGGTCTATTGTATAATTAGAACCACCCTCTCCGTCTTGACCATGACAGACTCCACCAATACAGCAAGGAAATGTTATCGGATTACCGTAACCACATAGAGTACAATCTCCACTTTCATCTCCTTCTCGCCATTCAACGCCATCACATTCACACTCTGGAAGCACTGCACAAGCATCATCTTTATAACAACAAGTTCCCAATTTTAAACAATCTGATTTATATCCTTCACAACTAAATCCACTTTCATCTGAACCAGTATCACAATTTACTTCACAAACTCCTGCTGTGTCATAGAGTAAACTATCACCTCTCCATCTATTTGTATAACTTTCAGGACAATCAGCACAATATGGAGTTAGTGGATTTGTCCATGAACATTGATTTGATTTGATTCCAGAATTAATATTTGTACATGTGTATTGGTCGTTTTGTTCAGAACATCCATCACACGAACAACAAGGTCCTGATGGTAGGGGTTCTGAACAAGTATCATATAGAGGTTCACCTGAATCTATTTCACTTGTGGATTGTCCAACTATTCTTGTGCAACCCGGCACAAAGTAACCGATGTATACCATATTTCTTGAACCATCTCCAAACGATACAACATCACCTGGCGATTCACGATTAGGTCCTACATCATCACCACTACTACTTGTATTCATAACTCGAAGAGCAAGTCTAATCTTATGTGTTTCTTCAACATCTTCTGCGTTTAAGTATCCATCAGCAGAAGCATTCCATATAAATGCTTTTCCTGAATCATATTGATTTCCTAGAGGTCTTGAAGATGTCCAATAATTACCAGTAAGAGGATTGATGCTCTGACTTATTTCGGGGTGTTGACATCTTTGTTTTTGTAAGAAACCAAATTCATCTTTAGATAATACATAAAGATTTATTCTTTCATCAATAAATGAAGAAGGATGATTAAAATTACCATCAAGAGAAAGATAATCAAATACACCACCAACAAGTCCACCGTAAGCAGGTTCTTGACTTGCACTACAAGAAGAATCTCTAAGACTTGCTACATTATAAGGACCATTTAACGCACCACATTCACCATCTGCACATTCTTGTGATGTCCATCCATGTGTATTAAAGTAACCATCTGATGGTCGAGTCAAACCAATTCTTGGAGTTCCAAATCCTGTTGTGTCGTTAAATGCCCATCGGTTATCATCACAGTCACCTGTGTCGATGTATATGTGCCAACCAACTTTATTATTTTTACAATCTGAATTGCATTCTTGTTGCGATGTACAATCTATATCACAACAGTTTTCGCCAGGATAAAACACACAATCTGAACAACCTGAACCTTCTAAACCATCACAGGAAGAAACTCCGTCTACACATTCGCAATCACTACAACAACATGCACCGTCTTCACCACCATCGCCACCACAATCAACATTCGAACAGGATGTTCCCAGACCTTGATATTGTCCTCCAGATGCAAGACATGCTTCTATAGAATCTACACTAACACAAGAACCTGTCGGTAAACAACACGCACCATTACATGGACAGGAAAATCCTGTGCTATCACAATCATAATCTTCAAAGAATTCTCCATCACAACTATCTTCAGTTTCATCAGAGCAAAGTCCAAATCTACAACACGCACCAGTTATTTCACAACTTACACATGTTGAACTTCCTGAACAGTCCTCGATTCCCGAACAACTTGGATGTCCTCCATACCATATACCATTGTGTATATTAATACATTCATCTTCATTGAAAGCAGGGTAGCAAACATTATCAATACAACACGCACCAATATCAACTGGAGTCTCGCAAACATCCCCACACTCAGTACACCCTCCTCCTGTGCATATACTATACATACACGAACTATCTTGCAACCACCCATCGGTAGAAAAGTTAAAACAAGAATAACCACAAGATTGCCCAATGACATCACTTTCTCGACAAGACCATTCTCTTATAGAAGAACACTCTTGAGAATATCCTTGAGAATCTAACCAAGCATAACATTCTGTTTCTGTTCCAATGAAACAATCATTAGCACCATCTTTGCAACCACATGCTTGCCATATATCTGTACAACATTTTTCACCTTCATACCAATTTCCTTCTTGGTCGTTGCATCTTACTTCACCAAATTCTTCACAAGTAGAATCGGTACAGCATGCACCAATTATACATTTTGGTTCACAATAATCATCACAAGAAGTATTATATCCGTTAAAGTCACCACCCAATCCCAAACACTCTTCTTCTGTTCTTTGTAAACAATCCCTACAGAAAGTACCATCGGTTTCTTGAGAGTCAACACAACACGCACCAGTTAGTGGTATTGGGTCGTTACAAGGATAATCATTACATTGTACGATACTACAATCAACACCCTCAAAAAATACTCCACCATAAGTATCACAGTCTGTGCGACTACTTGGTATACATGTATTCATTGTACAACATGCACCTTCGATATCATCGAAACAAATAGTACTCTTACAGGTTATACCCTTATGGAATTCACCATCCAATTCTAAACATTCTTTTCTTGTTAGATAGTCTTCACATCCATTTTTCGCACCTTTGTGACAACAAGAACCACCATCATCCATAAGACCTTCAAAAGTAATACCATAATTAACACCTTCGTTGAGTGCTAACCAATGATGGTTTCCGCCTGGAGTTTCTGAAATAGTATCTCGAACTGCATGCTCATTATAAACAAAGTTAAAGATGTCAATCCCTTCACTAAATTCTACCGAATCTGGGTCTGGGAATATAGGAGCAATATAATCTGTATCGTTATTTTCTACAGTATTAAAAATGTCTACAGGTCTTAATCCCTGATTTAATAATCCATGACCTGCCGCATTATGTAAAATTAATGTAAAGTTTTGTGAAAGTGCAAATGTTTGTCCCCTGTGTCTTTTATAATTATCATATGGAAGTTTAATGTATCCTGTAGTTGCACCACAATATATTTTTTGAACATTACCACCAGTCATATGAAGTTGAACATCTACTCGTTCTTGTTGTGACCAACCTACAGGGAACACATCACCTGTTCCTTGATTTCCATGTCGTTGAATAAGTTCTCTATGGTCTATTAATTTTGTTGACAGCGCCTCATGATAAGCAGATGAACCATCAATACTTTTAGGCCAGTTACTTGAATTCCAATAAGTCCACTCTGCTCCGTCTGCACGAGAAGAAGTACCAGTTACCATATAAAGTAATTCGCCTGTTCTTCCAACATCAATACCATCAGCACTATTTGCTTTCATTCCACCCAGTATAAGTGTACCATTTTCCAATACTTGTAATTGTACATCACTCTTATTAGTATCAATTACTTTAAAGTATGCGGCAGTACCACCAGAAATTCCGTATAGTAAGGATACACCATCACCTACGGAACGAATCATTATAGGACCACTAGCACCAGTTGCACCAGTAGGCCCAAGTATTCTACTCACAGTATTGTGTCTACCATGTTCAGGTTTGTCTTCGCCAGGAACTGAAAGTGTTCTTCCTCTTCTAGTCCCACCCGAATCTGAAGATTCACTTTCTAAAAACAATAAAAGAGAATGTTGAGGACTACCGCAAATTCCTGCATACTTATAAAATCTATAATCACCTGTTGCTTCACCAAAGACAGGTTGACCTTTATCGTCTAAATGTTGAAATATAATAGGAGCAGTCGCACCACATAAACCAACTCCAATAGCAGTAGCACCAGTAGGACCAAAATCTCCAGTGTCACCCGCAGAACCCTGAGAACCTTGAGGACCTGTTGGGCCAGTACCACCGATATCTCCCTGTCGTTGTGTCCCGTTTCCTTGAGAACCACCTGTAGGCCCAAAAACTAAAATATGCGAATAACTTGCCATTAATTATCTTATTATCCCCATTCGAAAGGATTAATGTCCTTTTCAGTTCTTACATACATTCCATACCATTCTACTTTCCCAGTTATACTATCTACCGAAGTCGGATTTGATAGTGTAATAAACTGTATAATATCTATATCACTTGTAAGAGTAGGTGAAAGAGAATAACTAAATTTCCAATTTTTAGGGAACACCTCATCAAATGAATATTCAATAGAATCCCCATTTTGGGTTATCCTACTTCCTAAAGTATTTCCTCCTATAACTATTACGGTAAATCCAAGAGAACTATAATTACTATACCTAATTGATAGATTCTCGACCTCATCAGAAGAATCTATAATTCTAACAAATGGTTTTTGTTCTTCTGTTGGGTCATGTCCAAACCATAATCTATAATCTCGATTTGGGTCAAGAACGATAACATTACCAGATGGTTTATTCCAATCACTCGCATATGCAGATTCTATTGAAAGTGCTTCTATAGGATTTATTCTATAAATGAATGTATTGTTATCAACATCAAACTCATATGGAGCAAGTCTATGGGATATCTCATTAGATGTTCTTGTTGTCATCTTGAGAGCATATGTAGGACCAGAATAATAATGAGTAAGGGTTGCACCAGATAATCCTGTTTTACCTGCACTATTCTTAGAAGCAAATACTAATGCTCCTGTAGGTCCGTGTGCAGTAACAGCATCAAAGGTTTTATACCTAATGCGTATACTTTTTCCATCTGGACTGTCTTCAACTCTAAGACTATTACCACCAGTAATACTCTTTAAATATAAAACACCATTAACACTTTCTTTAAATACGAGACCACCCGTTGATGAATGTCCTATATTTTCACCACGAAGATAGTATATTGAAGAACCAGTAGGTCCTCTATAAAATCCACCATCAGCAGTAACTGCTTGTCCACCCACATCGTTATATTGAACTATAATGTGATGTGCATTTGGGCCGGTACTTGAATATGTAAGTCCTATTATTGAAGAACCCGTATTTCCTGTAGGCCCAGTGTTTCCTTTTGGGCCGGTATGACCAGTTATTCCTTTTGGGCCAGTGGCAGCAAAACCAGAAAGACCTGCACTATTCCACTCGAATGGATGAGTCCATCTAGCACCTGTAGGCCCTTGAGGCCCAATATTGAATGGATGTGCAGACAGTGACATAATTTACTCCTTATGCCTCTGTTTTAATTTTTAAAGTACCACTATCTCTATAGACCGTCCACTGCAATTGATTGCTTGCACTGGTCGGAAGACCAGTAAGTCTTAGATTTTTTATCTCCAGTGTATCTATTAGTGCCGCATATGAATTGGGATTCGTTCTAACAATATAATTTACTGTTACATGAGGTGGTAAGTTATATTGCCAATCATATCCTTTTCCTCCAACATTTATTCCGTTACCCGAACCACTCCCTTCAAAGTTTAATGAAAACTTATCATTTCCTGAAACCTGATTTAATTCACTTGGCTCACTCTGTTTTGCCTCAGGATTTTCTTCATTAGCACCCATTAAGAATTTTCCTCTAAAATTAGGAACTAAACAAGAAAACACACCCGCAACTCCACTTGTCTCTGCAAGAATATTAAAACTAGAACCACTCTTAGTGTCGTATGGGTCATCATAAACTACAGCACTCTTTGAAACATCTCCATGAGCAAAGGGTTTAAGTTCAGTTTTTGTATAGTCATAAGTAGAACCCTGTCCTTCAAATCCACGACTATTATTGGCATCTATTTCCTGATTAATTGAAAAGTTTCCATTATTTGGTATCTTGTTATTATATTCTTGCTTTACATAAATCCATTGTGTATTACTATTCGCACTATCAGCAGAAACACCAGTAACAATACCAGAAATCGTTCTACCGTCTACGGTTTGTTCAATTCTAGAACCAATCGTCCATGATAGTCTATCGGTTTTTAATGCTTCACACCAACCATACCTAGTTCCTACTTCATTATAGTAATCTGGATATTCTGAAATTGGTAAACCTTTATATGGTTTGTTACCACCACTTCCATCTCCGTCACATATTGACCATCCAGATGGAGCATTTGTTCCTAGATATGATTGAACCGTACCTACAGGAATTAAATTATTAAGAGAAACTGCAACATTTCCACCAAGTAAACTCCCAACATAGTTGGTAACATTACCAAAAATATTTCCTTGGTCATCTTCTGCAAGTCTTGTTATAACAGGTTTTGCAACCCAACCAGAAGTTTCTGGTCGAACATTATCCATCCACCCCGCAGTATATCCACTAAGAAAATATACATCATCTCTTGTTATTCCCGCAGGAATGACACCAGACTGGTTGTCAAACCAGTTAGTCATATTAACACTTCCTGCCATAGTCAATTCAAAAGTATTTGCTCCAGTAACTTCTGAAACAACTCCTGCAACTTCTGCATTATATGCGTTATTTGCCTTTGCAGAAACATACTCAGCAGTATTACCATCTACTCCACTATTCCAACGAACAACACTACCATTTGTAAATCCATGATTGGTTTGGTTGATGTTGATTGATAATCTAGAACCAACTGCATCTGCACCACTAACGCATACCGATGGATTGAGTACCGATGTACTATTGTCTGGGTTTCCTACTGCCATATCTTATATAACTCCTGCTTAGTGACACCTTATTGGTGTTGGGAATGCATTGTTGAATTCTGCATCTGCTTCATAGTGAACGGTTATCGTATCTAGTGGCACCGCACCACCTAGAACTTTTATTTCTATTACATTTGGTGTATCAGTTTTAACTGAGATATTATCTGAATTTGACCTTGTTGTTCTATCTCTTCCGTCAAATCCTTTTGTACCTGCAACATTTTTCAATGAATTGGTTGCATCTCTATTGAATGCTTCATTTGCAATACCTTGAGGTGACCACAGATTGCAGTCGGGTGTTTTTCTCATTCTTTCTGGCAATTCATATAAATGCGTATATGAATTTGGTACAACAAAATTAATACCACTTGTATCTGGAACAGATGTTGAGTGCATAGTATCTGCACCTACTGGTACACCTTCCACATAACTGTTTTGATAAAATCTCTTACATCTTTGTAATTCTTCATCATGGTCTGGATTAGTAAATGCTGTCGGAACATTTCCTCTTTCTAGTTTTACTTGAGATAGGTGTAAATCGTGATTAAAGGTGATTCCTCTATTTGTATTTTGAGTATAGAAAGCAAGTGAAACAAAATGGTCAGCACTTACACCTGTACCGATTGTATGGTTCGCACCAGATGCACCGGCCGCATTTGACAATTCAGGAACAAAGAATGAGAAGTTATATGGTGTCCAAGTTTTATTAACTCTGAAGTCTGCAATAGGTGTATTGATTTCACTTGCAGTCACACCTGTATTTGACTGAAGACTATGACCGTTAGATGTTGCACCAGGCACATCTCCAGTAGTTCCTGTTAGGTTTTGAATAAACGCAACATGACAATCACCCGTACAATGATAGTTGCCTGGATTGTCTCCCCTTGCAAAGAACGATATAGTCATCACTTCCCCTGCAAACGATGTTGCATCAGGAATTCTTTGTTCCACACGATACCAACAATTATTCATTGTTGAACCATGTGTGTTTATATGGTTTACACCCGCATGATAAGATACACCACCACGAATGATTGCATAATAATCGGGATGTCCTTGAACAGCAGTCTCTTTCTTGTCAAATTTTCCTCTTGCAAGTTTATAATCGACATCAAATTTAGTACCACCAGTATTACCTGTTTCTGGGTTTGTTGCACCAGTAGCAAACTGTCCAAGTCTTAACCACCTATCTGCAAAGTAAGTATTAGCAGTTCCACCATATGCACTTGTAGTTCCTATACCTCTTTGCCAAATTCTAAAGTTTCCGTTGAACAACTCGTTCCTATTTACTTGACGAATATTATCATAGGTATGTCCAGTTGCACCTGTAGGTCCTTTTATGTTTAGTTCAGTTCCAAGTTTAGGAGTCCTTGACCTGAAGACACCACTAAAGTCATTAACTTGTCCACCAACAACAGAAGGTGCATCAATATTTAATACAACTCTAGTTGGTGACAGAGCATCTAAAACTTTAACAGATAGATTTGAGCCAGGTGTCGTTGACAGATTACCGTTTTCATGAAGGTAATATGTTCCTGTTTCTTTAAGAACACCTTGTGTAAGTGTAACTGTTCCTGAAGTTGCAATTCTTAAATAGTTGTTTGTGGAATCCACATAAGTAACAATACCAAGAACATGAGATTTATTAATATCAGTAATGTCTGCAAGTCCAAGATTAGAAGAAGTTGTTGTGTCAACACAAACTGCATTTCCTTCTACGAAGGTTTGTGCAGATGAGTCATACGCACGAAGGAAAGTAGTAACTTCACCACCACTTTTTCCTGAAACATCTCCCGCAGTACAACCTGTACTGGAATTCATTTGACCTCTGTATGGAAGAATAATACCAGATGTTTTTCCTGTTGCAAGAATAACAGGTTTATTCACATATCCAACAACATGAGGTGCTTCTTTTTGTAGTTTACCTCTACTTGCTTTTCCATATTGAGAAAGGAAGTATACATTGCCAGGAATTAATCCCTCAGTATGATTTTCAATAAGAGCAGTATTCCATTCTGATTTTGTTCCTGAAATTTCTCCAGACATAGCAAGGTCAAAAGTATCATGGTCTATAACTCTAGATACAATACCTACAACTTCTGCGGCACTTATATTATCACCATGCAATTCGTTATCACCGGCCGCAGATGCATATGTGTATCCTTGTGTTGTTCCACTATATCTAAGAACATTACCAAATACAAATCCGTGATTTCCTTTGGTAACTCTTATATTGTTTGCACCTTTTACGATGTTTACATAACCATCAGTATCAAACTCAACAAGAGGTCCTGCTGTGTTTCCAATTACTAACGCACCAGTTGCTCCACCAATACCACTCCAGATATGTCCTGTTTTACCTGACCTTCCTCCTCGTCCATCAATATCTAAGAAGTTATTTTCTGCAAGAGTAGGGCCGAAGAAAATTCTAACGACACCTGCACCTGGACCAGAGTCAATGTCTTTATATGCATCTTCAATAAAGCAACCCGTATAACCATAAGGGCCATATGGGTAATCTGGGCCGGTAGTACCAACACTAACATTTCCTATATTTCCACCACCAGAAGTTAATCCAGTAAATACCTCATTATGTTTTAGATGACCTTCAAACCAAAGTCCTTCTTTGGTTCTCCACATATTATTTTTATGTAACCAATATGGTCTATCATATAAGAATGTATCGTCTTTATCTCCACCCGAACTTTTATCAATACTTTCTGGATTTGGTCCTGTTGCTTTACCACCAACTATAAGACCAGAAAAATCACATCCAACATTACTTGGTTCATTTGTATTAAGAACAAGAATTTTTTCATCAATTCTATATGATGCTGTAAGACCATCTTGCTTTCCACGAACAGTTGTCGGTGCTACAACAGAACCAACAGCAGTTCCGTCTACTTTTAATGTTTCACCAATACTTACATGATTACAGAAAGTAGAATGTGTTCTTATAACATTACCAGAAAATGCCATTGCAAGTGTACCACCTGTACCAATAGCAAGCATCATACCATCACCGGCAGTTGCACCCATTACTTTAATGTTGTTTAACTTTTCTATAATTTCAGTATTTGTTTTCACTCTCCATGATTCAAAAGTATCACTTAATTCAACATCCTCAATAACATAATCTCTATGATAAACAGTACCAGTAGAACCACTATATTGGTCATAAGTGAGAATACCGTATTCACTAGGATAAATACTACCAGAACCACCAGGCAGTGCCCATGCCGCATGAGTTGGGCCACAACCCCTACCTTTGTGACCAAACTCATAGGTGTATCCCGTACAACCGTGAAAATTTCCTGAATGTGCCATAAGTTATTATCCTATACCTTGTTTATACTGGGTCATTTGTATCATAATACTTCCATGTTCCTATTGCTGTATCGTAGTATGCTATATTTATTGCGTTTGATGGTAAAGAAAATCCTGAATTCTGAATATATGAACCACCACCAATTATATTTATCTGATACCTTGATGCACCTGGCGCAGAATGATTCGCATATCCCTGTGCATTATCTTTTAAAGATTCATCAAGTCTAACAGGTGCGTATCCTCCACCACCGTCAAATTTTCTTCCATCAGGATTTACCTGAACCTCTTCATATATGATGTATACATTTGTGTTTTCGGTAGAATCAGTTTCTATGTCACCAAAAATTCTAGGACTAGAATTATAGACAAAATATCCTAATTCAGAATTTGATGGTTCAATGTAAAGGTGTCCTACATCTAATGTACCACTCCAAAGTCCTGATACTCCACTTGAAAAACTTAATCCTGCATCTATAATACTTCCACTAATTAAAAATCTTCGTGCAAGAGCAGTGATTTGAGATTGTAAAATTGTTTGAAGTTGAGTAAGTTCCCTTGCTTGTACTCCAAAGCCAGGTCTAAACCCCATTTGCATATAATTCTTGGATACATCCCAATCATCTAATCCAGAATCTTGATATCTGTAAAAAACCGCCATTTATGCTCCTCCAACTAAAAGTGCAACCGTTAATGTCTTTCCTATATCTGCACTTGCAGATGGGTCTAAAGATATAGAAGGAAAGTTAAAAGTATGTAGGACTTCTGGATACCTACCTAGATTATCTTTTTCAAAAGAAAGAGGTGTTTTTTCTACATCATTTACAGTAGCAGAACTAGGTGTTTTGGAACTTGCAGACGAAAATGATATTTGACTTGTAATCAAACTACTATTTGTTTGCTCTTTAAATATTTTATCTGTTGGGTCAATCAGATTTGCACCTTGACCAGTAACACGAATATCTCTATTACTTCCTCTTAATACATTAGAAGAAACCGTTCCTTGTATTCTAGTATTTTTCCCTGCTCCTGCGATAGAAGAAAGTTTATTTCCACTAGCAAAACTTTGAGAAGTTGAATTATTATCTGTTTTGACAACAGTGGCCGCAGAAAAATATGATGCTTGTGCAGATTTTGTGTTAGTATTTATTGCTTGTCCAATTGATTTTCCTTTATAAACAGGATTCCTCACAAGTGCCGCAGTGTTCCAAGATGTTGCATCTGTGTATTGTCTTATTGCATATGGGTCTAACAAAACAAGAAACATGGATTGATATGCATATAACAATCCTACTGCATCACCAAAACCATTTGGTGGAGAAGCAATTCCGTAAATAAACGGTCCTTTTATTCCTTCATCGGTAGGACTTGTAGCACCACCAACAATGTGGTCAGAATCATATCCTGTTGCATTTTGAGAAAGTGTAGAAGGTTCTAAACCCAATTTCATTGCAACTGTCATCGGGTATCCTTTTCCACCATCTCGAACTTTGAATCCTTTAAGTTGAAATCCTCTTTTTGCTTCATTTGCTTCATCTTTGTGACCCAAGTATTCAAAAACAGGATTAATAACTGCTGAGTTTTCTGGGTCAACAACAGGTTCAAATAATGTTTCTGAAACGGAATCCCATCTTACATCCCTTTTTGCTTCTTCTTGTACCACTACTCTTATTAATTCACCACCATTGTCTTCTCCATATTCTTCAACTGCACGCTTTAAGAAGTATGGGTCTGTGGAAGAAAGTTGTTTTCTTTCTTTGTCTGTCAATGTTCTTGGAACGGGCATCCATGCAACCCCATTCATCTTTCTTAAATAATGATTCATCAAACCTGTTATAGAATAAAGATATTGCCACTTGTATCCAGATATAGGGTCTGTATAAAAATTAGCATTAGTTCCTTTTGGAGGTTCGTTACAAATTGCTCCTTCATTATTGTCTAGACATAAATAAACTTTTTTATTATGCTCACAATAAAATGGTCGTCTTTCTTGGTCTTTTGTTGGGTCCCAAGGAGTCCATATAATTCCTTGTTTCCATTTATGGTGTCGAGTTACAGGATATGGTGCTGAATATTCAGGAAGGACTGCACCTATATCGCCAAAAAAACTATTAATAGAAGAAGCATAAGAACCATCTGCTGGGGAAGGTCCATTACTTGCTTCATCTTTATTTCCAAGAATCAACACATAAGTATCATCTTTAAACTTGTCTGTAAAGGATTCCGCAAACGCTTGATTTGCCATCCCCATTATTCTACTTGTTGCCATAATTTCCTTCCTTTTAGAATCCGCAACTTGCTGTGCTTCCCGCCGGTGAGTTTGGTGTTCCTGTTACTGTATTTATAGGAGTTAACAATATAAATTGTCCTAATTCTATATCTTTCATCTTTGTTCCTACTGGAATTTCATTTGTCCATGAGTTTGGATGATTATATATGTGGAATATGTTAACACCTAGATTGGTTGCGGCCAATCCACCAGTGTGACCCGTTAAACCGAGAGGTGCGGCCGTATATCCATGTGTTCCGTGTGGTATACCTGCAAGTCTAGGTTCATGTGCAGATGCACCAGATTCATTCATGTACCAAAGTCCACCACTATCTTGAACATGTCCTGCTGAATATGAAGCACCACAAACACCATAATCACCAACACCTGCAACATTTCCACTACCACCAAGATATGGAAGCCATCCACACGGATATAAATCAACACCAGATGGATTGTCCCTAAGATTTATATCAGTGTTAAATCTATACGGCCCATAATGTCCTGTAATCGGAGTTTCAACTTCAACAATATCTCCAGTAACGCCTGGTTTATCGAAGAAATCCCATATGGTATAATTACCGGCAGCATATAGTCCAGTCGGGTGTATTAATTTTTTTACATAAGGCCAATAAGTTTCAAAGTCTGTATTAGAATCTATTAAGTAAGAGTAATCTTGCCATATTTTACTGTCTTGAATTCTACTTAACCCACTTAAAGTTCCGACTTCATCATCATAATAAACACCGCAAGGATGACCAGGCGCACAATTCTGTGTACAATCTGGAATATCTGTAGGTGTTCCTGCGGTTCTTCCATAAGGATTCCAACAATGTTTTGCAACATAACCACATTCTACTGGGTCCCAGAACCAACAATCTCCTGTTGCTCCATTTTCTCCTGTTTGACCCCAGTAATCACAAGGGGCACCAGTTGAACCCGCAGATGCTCCACGAAACGGTGCTTCCGAACATCTAAGTATTAATGTTTTGGGATATGTAATGTTTACCCAAGAATCATAAAAAACTCTGAAGAAGTAATCATAAACTTCTTCAATACTTTTCATCTGATAAAATTCTTTTGCGTGTCTAAGGAAATTTCTAACATCAACTTGACCATTTGAAGGATTGAAAAAATCAACCAGTGGTTTATCAAAGGGAAGAGTATGAGGACTAGGACCAAATGTCTTATCTGGAAATCCCTTAGCAAATACATCTTTAAATAATTTAATTAATTCATCTGGTGCAACATCGACATCTTTAATAGATTCAATGATTGCCATATCATTTTCACAACCCAACCACTCATAAAATATTTCTATAAATTTTATAAATTTTGGATAAGTCTGAATTATCCAATCAGGACTTCTATCTTGTACATAAAAATTAAAATTAGAATTACAAGAATCTTTGTACTCTAAACCAGAAATATGTTCAAATACTTGTTGATAAATAGAACCTGTAGGTCCGTGTGTTGTTGCTCCTAATACACCAGATATTGTCATTTAAATATCTCCGACTAAGAACCCGAACCAACTGTAACACCATCATTAACTACCACCAAATAACTGTCTGGATAATTATGAACAAAATCATCATCTGGGTCTGCAACAACCGCAAAGTCACTAATGATTTCAACACCATCTATTTGTACTCTTCCAGTATTATAATCTACAGAACCTATATTTTTAACATAACCATCTTCCTCATGTGCATTTCCGTCAGAGTCCGATATCCAAAGTTCAATGATTGTATCGACTCCCGAACCTGCATTTCCTACACCACCGTTTCGTAGGATACAAGGTCTTGCAACACCATCCACAATACATCCAAACGCACCTTCACTTCTTAAAAAGCCAGGAATTCCCAATGGAAGTGATAATTTATTTCTATAATTAATTGAAACAGAATTTATTGGTTCTGTTTCAGTTGCAGTAAATCTTTTAACAAGGTTTATAACAAGAGCATCAACACCACTCCATCCACTATCTGTAGATAATAATTGTGAAACGAAATAATTATAATCAAAATCATCTCTAAATCCATCGAGTCTTTCGTTATAAGTATTTAAAAATTGTGTAACCAAAATTTGAAGGTCTGCTTCTGAAGAAGAAGTGTTATCTAAGTTTGCATATACCTCTCCACTCAAAGAAACCTCTATAACATTCGGGTCTATAAATTCAGGAATGATTGAAACTACTGCTTTGCTTTTGAAAAAACTAATAATGTATTTTTTCTCTTCTTCTGTCAATAATTGACCATTTGGATAAATCGAAGAAACATAAACTCTTCCATATTGGGGTGGGTCATTTTCTTCACCTCCCCAAATTATAGAATCTATTCCTCCTCTTTCTTGTCTTAACAAACTTCTAAAATCATTTGCTGTTACTGCTCTTCCTTGAGTTTGGAAAAATGATGGAGCATATGTTCTTATTGATTCAGGTGATTCCTCATCAGACCCACCGTTTGATGATATGGTTGTTGATTTAAAAGCAACATTATTAATCTGAGGTGTAAATGTTACAATACCATTTCCTTGTTTACCCGCAGTAACCAAATAATCAAAAGATACTTGAGAATTATGAACAGGTGCTTTACCTACAATATTATCTCCAAAATAAATTTCATATCCTCCATCAAAAGAAGAAGTTAAAAAGTATACTTTATCTCCCGCAGTAACCCCTGCAACTCCTCCCTCTATAGAATCGATAGACCTCCACTCACTGAAATTATTTCCACCTTCACTTACTTTTACCTTTAATGTGGTTGTATCAATTTCACTATGAGGTATTCTAAATCTTTGGTGTGCAATAGCATTGTCTACAACATCCTGTAAGGGTGCTGTTTGCATTCTGTTTCCTTGAACAATATCAATTTTAGTTTTAACTCCAGAAATTAATTGAGCAGTATTCAATGGAGTCCAGTTAAGACCTCCACCAAATATAGCATCACCGTATGCTATGGTCGTGTTTGAAGAACTTTCAACTTCAATTTCTGCTTTTGCTGCCCTTCTTGATGCAGGAGTATATGAAAGAGGTTTTGACAGAGAAGCAAGTGATGACCTTTTAATAGCCGTATCGAGAAAAGATTCATTTGCTACCATGTTAGCATAAAAAGAATAAAATGTACTATTATATGATAGAAGGTCAACAAGTGTTGACAGCGCCGAACCCTCGAAGTCATAATCAGTAAATACATCTGATGATTGTAAATATTCTCTAAGAGAATCTCTAATGTCAACAAACCCCAATTTCCCTAAAGAAATGATAGGACTGTCTGATGTTAATCCTTGAACATATGCCATTTTATCTTATTCTCTCCATTTGTATTTTAACCGTTATTTCTTCTGTTGTATTCGTTACTGATACAGCATTTATTGTAAACACAACTTCTATATTTAGTTCTAAATAATCTTCATCAAATTGTAAAAGGACATTTCTTAAAGTTACTCTTGGTTCATATTTTTTGAGTTGCTCTTCAATTTTATCCTTTATACTATATCTGACCCAACGGTCTTCAAAATTTTCAAAAAGGTTATGTCTTATATTACATCCAAAATCTGGTTTCCAAGGTCTCTCGAAGTTATTGGTTAAAACAATATTTTTTACAGATTGCTTTATTGCTTCCACATCATATTTTCTTACTATGTCCCCACTTAACCCCTGCATTTTATATAATGGACTAGGATTAAACAAAAAATCTATATCTGAATAGATATATTCCCTATCATCACCTCTGGTGATAGGACTATCTGTTCCAGTATATCCTGTTCCGTATATTCCCATATAAATTTCCTCTTATTATTAATTATGTATGTAAATAAACGAAATAATATAGAATAAATTAACCTCTTGGTAAATATTGACTGTCTCTTCTTAAAGTTAAAACCAAAGTCCCCGTCATTGTAACATCGAAGGTATGAGTCAGTCCAGTAACAAGCCATCTCCCACTGAGAGGATGTTCGTTTAATCCTCCCACATTTGTCGCAGTAGTTGCCGCAAAATTACATTCAACAATATCTCCTATTCGTATTTTAGAATTTGTAGGTACAGTTATCTCGATTGTTTGTGATTTCAATAGTTCTAACTGTGCATTTCTCAGTAATGGAGTTTTTAAATCGGTATCCCAAAATTGTGCATCTATACTTCTCACATATTCAAGATACTCTGGGTATCTTTCTCCATAATGAGGAAAATTACATTTTTCAATATAGTCAGGTTTCTTAATTTTAGATTCTATATTTCCTATACATCCACATGGGTCTGCTGTTGCACCACCGAATGAATCATACCAAGGGCCTTTATTAGACTCAAATACTATTTGACCAGTTTCCTCATCAATCTCAACATCTGGACATTGGTATGCACCAATAACAGATTGATATGGTGGTGTGACAGCAGAATGTTGAATGTATGGAGTTGGTATATCTCCAGTAACTCCACCATAAGGAACTCTATCATTATTTGTTCCATAATCTTTTTCTAACCATCCCGTTGGTAACCACCCATACCACCAATAATTATTGAGGTCGCATCCTGCCCATTCTTCACCAAGAACTTCTTTTATTAATTCACACTCAAGTGGAATAGAATCTACTAATTCCATAACATGGGAACATGTAACTTCTTCAGTACCATCCTCTCCAGTTCCACCAGGCAAAGGAACATCCTCTATTTCCATTTCAATTAATTTATTATAAATTGTCCATTCTTTATATTTGTCCTCTGCTTCCTTTGCTAACATTACTCGTTGAATTATGGGACCACGAATCTCATCTCTAATTTTTTTCATTGTCTCCAATTCAAGGTTTGTATGACTATACCATGTATAAAGAGGATTTCCCATACCAACATGATGTGAATATCCGTATCCGTATCCATTAAATTTTTTCGTTAAATCAGTTACCGCAGGATAAAGTCCACCAGGACCATATTCCAATGGGTCGAATGGTACATCTTCAACATGTGACCATTTCTCATAATCTTTCCAATAATCATATGAAACTCCCTTAGTAATAAAAAATTGTTCGGGACTTTCAGAACCACGATAATAGTCAAACGATTTTATATCGTAATGGCATTCGGGTCTTATACAATTATATTTTGGGTCATTCATGGATTATACTATATATGTTCCTACTTTTAAAAATTATGGCATTGACAAGCACTCTTCTGGATTATCACATGGACTTTCCCTAAATATTCCATTGCCCAGGCCAAACAGTTGACAAGCAAGTTGTGCATCAAAACAATCAGTGTTGCAATTCCAATTGTAACATGCATCTTCCACCACGCAACAACAACCACCATCACCCCCACAAATATCTGGGTCTTTTTCGCATTCAGTGCCTTCTCCCATCCACTGCCCTCCCCTCTCACAACAGTATTCCTCAGTTACTACCACCTCTGGACAGCATGTCACAGGACCAATACAATAAGTATCAGCAGACGACCAAATACAACAAGCACCACCCTCGTCTGTATTTGGTGGACATGGACATTCTGTTGAACCGTCTCCCCCATATAAACCATTTAATTCAGTACACATTTGTTCTTCTAAATTGTAATAACATTTTTCATCTGGAGTTCCTATAAAAGCACAACATGCACCAAATCCTTCACAAGGAATACAAGACATACATTGTCCATTATAACAACAAAGATTTTCTCCCAAACAATCACTATCTTCTGTACAGTCGCACTCACCACACTGTCCTTCAACACAACAGAGTTTACCATATTCTTCACAGTCATCATTACTTTGGCATGGGGTAGTTGGACAACAATCTTGACAAGTACCCAGTGTAAGAAAGTCATTCCCACCTTCACCAGAACCTTCACAATAATATCCGTCAGGCCAACCAGGACCCGAACCACAGTTTGCAGGATTTGGACAGTAAGGCCTTCCAAAACAACACCAGTTGCCTGGTTCTACAGAGTAGTGACAACCACACTCTCCAACAGAATCAATCCAATGCCATTCCCATTCAAAATAATTACTTGATGGATTTGTTGTTGCATTCTCACAACCTTCTTCTGTTGCAAAATTGAAGCATATTGCGGGCATTCCTGAATCTGATACCGTGTTTATTAAACAACATGAACCAAGTTCTTCGTCTGGAAGTGGGGACCCCCCTGGCAACTCTCCTCCAACAAAACCACTTCCTCCCACTGAAAGACAATTGGTCTCATCACCATAAAAATAACCACCTTGACCTATACAATTATTATATGTAAAATTGTTACGACATACATTATCAATACAACATGCACCAATTCCATCTTGACAATCACACGAATCTTCGCATGTGTGGTCTGGCCCTTGCCATACTCCTTCTTCCCATTCATATTCTATAACAAGTTCACCATCAACGCATATTCTACTACTTTCTCCCTGCTCACATTCGGGTTGTGTCAAGTCGTCAACACAGTCAGTAAAATTGGGTTCACAAAAACAACAAGCACCCCTTTCATATCTACAGTCTACACCATTATCACATTCACCGTTTATACAGTTTCCATCAAAACAATCTGAATCACTATCACACTCAAGACAGGGAACATCAATTCCCTGAAACTCCCCACATTGTTTTTCGCAATTTTCTTGTGTGGTAATTTGACAAGTCTCGTCTGGAAGACAACAAGCACCCTTATCACAACAGCATGGTTTTCTCATAATATAACTCCAATATTATTCGGGTACAGGTACTTGAGGACAATCATCATTTGCATCTTCTTCACTACACTCTCCGTCTGCTGAATTTTCAGCAGTAAAGAAGTAGTGAGGTTGACCTTCTACATCTTTATATATTTTCATATCGACAACAGGAAATCTTCCATTCACAATATCTTGTTCAAGCATCGTATCACTAGGAATTTCAAAATCTTCTGTGGTATTATTTCCTTCAACATTCCAAGGAGCAGAACCACGAATTGGTTGAATCTTGAAACAACTTTCCTCCCACATATTTGTATCAAGTCTTACGC